CCACGTAATAGACCGATAGAAAAACAGCCTTTTACATGTGTAAAATGTAATACGGTATATCAGCCAAGCAGGTATAACAGAGAGTGTCCTAATTGCGGGTACGTATTAAATGACATAGATAAAAAAGTTTTAGTTAAACAAGGCAGGCTGGTAGAGGTTGAAAGTATAGAAGTAAAGTTAGTGAACAAAAAAGACTGGTACGCGCAACTGTTGTACTTTGCAAAACAAAAAGGTTACAAAGAGGGTTGGGCAAGTCATACGTTTAGAAAGAAGTTTGGGCATTTCCCACATTCAAAAAGAGTTTTTCCGAAACCTATTACTAAAGAAGTAGAAGGTTACATTAAACACTTGTATATAAAAAACGCTAAAGGAGGTAACTATGCAGGATACGAATAAGGAAAAGATCCTACACGGACTACGTGAGATAGGAATAAAACATGCAGAGGCAAAAAAACAACTAACTACGTTGGAGCATGGCAGACAAATATTGCTGGCAGATCTGATGAAAGAATATCTTTTGCAAGGAGAAAAGACGGTTGCAGGGCAGGATCGTGAGGCTAGAGCAGACGATAGATATAAGAAACATATCGAGGCACTGGGCATTGCTATAGAGAACGAACTTAAATGGGCGTGGGAAAAAAAGATTGTTGAGATTAATTTTGAGAAATGGAAAACTGAAATGATAAACAACACTATCGAGAGAAAAAACTATGGCTAAAAAAAATATGACAAAGCAGGAGCGTAAACATTTGCAAGCAGTTGTAGATCTGGGGTGTATTGCCTGCGCCAAGTTAGGGATCTATGACAGTCCTGCTGAGATACATCATATAAAAGGTAAATTTAGAATGGGCCGAAAAGCTAGTCATTTTGAAACTATACCGTTATGCCCTAACCATCATAGAAATGGTGGACTGTCCTACCATGTAAATCCATCTGTGTTTACAGAAAGTTTTGGAACACAGCAAGAGCTTTTGGAGGAGGTGCTGGACTGGTTGAACGTAGACGGTTGTCCGTGTGGCTGCTTGGAGGCGAATAATAGAAAAGATATCCACAATTGTTTCGCTCACAATGGCATGCTATACGATTAAAAAAAGGGGGTATAGTTATATCATAAAAACTATTACCCCCTACTGTATGGCTCTTAAAACGCGATTTATTCTTGTAAATCCCTCCATTCTTTTTCAGTTTCAATTAAATCGAAGTGTTTTGTATGAGCCTCTACTATCCAGTCGCCAGATCCAAATTCATCTAGTGCCAGATCATTAGCCTCTTCCTCTGACGTTGCTTGCACAGTAACCTCATGGTATACGACCTCAGTTATTGCATACGTAAAATCATATTTCTTTTTCATCTTCTTCCCCTCTCTATTTTTTTAATAAGTTCATTAATTTTTCAAAAGTTTGGTAGATATGCTCTATATCATCCTCTGTTATGTCTGATATGTCATCAAGACAACAGGCTAGAGATATGTCTATTTCATCTATTAGTTCTTTAATCATCTTTTTGGCCCCTCTTGTTAATGTTTCCAGCAGTCTGGTGGATCATCTGGCAAATGCGACTGTATCATCAAAAACGCCATGTGCGCGTTTGGTGCAAATTCATAGCGTTGCCAATCAGTAAAACCATCAGCAATTTTCATTGCTATCCACACACAAAAATCATCATTTGACATTGGTGCAACCCTCTCTGCTTTTCTATCTATTACGTGTATGTAGTTTTTTTCTTTTTTGCTAACCATTGTTTTCCCTCCATGTTTTGCAAATTATATTACCGTACCCATTATTCGGATCTCTAACCAGTGTCCTGCCGAGATCCATCTCGAACAACGTTGTCAAGTCGTCAACAACGCTGTCATCTTTGCCAGCGATATGCCATGACCTTATTTGCTGTACTTCCAAGCCGTCTAGTCCTAGATAACTTACACCGTTTTTCCAGTTGTAAATACTAAAGACACGACCATCTTGGAATTTGCCATACCAATGCACATCACTTTTGTTGTCATCACTGCCCCACCATCTGCGAACGTTATGCTTTTGCATTACCCATAAAACATTATCGTATGACACGTTAAAAATGCCTTTTAACGAAATACCGTTCGCCTCACGTCTATCCTCTAATGATTGTATATCGTGTAAGCGACAATAGTAATCAGCTTGCTGGTGCGCCTCATACATGTCATTAAATGGTTTTGTGTATTTCCTAATTAGATTTATAAGATCAACAGCTGGGTATTTCTTGTACTGCCTTTTTAACGCCCATATCAAATGGGTTAATTTCTCAGCCTCAAGCTCCAGCTGTTTATGATCGTCATCATTTTGTAATAACATTTTGCCCTCCATAGTTATTAATATTAGTTAAGGTTATTGTAGCAAATAATAATCAATTCTCAAGCATTTCTTGGAATAGTTTTATATCTACCTTTTCATACATGTCTATGCTTGTTATTTTGTAGATCCAATCGTTTGGCATATCGTCCCAAAATCCCATTTGATCGCCTAACAGCAGACAGAATATATCTGCCATGTTTATGTCTGGGTTTATTTCGTAATTAAACTCAAAATTGTAGATCTCATCAACGAGCGCTTGCTTTTTGTTGTACACGTCATTGTCTGGCTCGTCATCTAACCATTTTTGAAATGCACTGTTGCCGATATGCACTGCAACGTTGCAAGTGCGATCAAAACACTCCACGACAAAACAATAAGTACCATTGTTATATGTTGGATAATGATATGGATTTTCATGCACAATCTCATTATCTATCGCTATAAAATTTTCTTTATACATTGTCATCTTCTACCTCCTCGAATTCATATATGCCATCAAATTCAGTATAGTCATCAACATCATCATCATTAGAGTAACCACTGACTGATATAATTTGACCGTCAAGCTCTACCCCATTAACAATATATTCACGTTGCTCTTGGTAGCTCATTTGCTCAAACTCTAAAGCTTGTTCTATAGACATACTTATTGATCCAACATCTTGACAAATATCTATATCCCACTCATCAAAAACTACCCCTCTTAAATGGGGGTAGCGTCCGTCAACGTACTTTTCTTTTACTCTATATTTTTTTGCCATTTTTTTACTCCTTATCTGGAAAAGTTTCATAAAATATGTGGCTATCTATTTCCCTGCGCGCCTCCTCCAAGCACGCGCCTCCATCAAATAGCCATTGAAAATCGCCAAAGGCGTGATCGTTTGCTGGGTTAATAATCATATAGCCATGTGTACCAATAACATATCTGCGATCAGCACACGCGCGTTCTACTTTATCCCAGTCAAAATCGTCATAATTTGCTTGCTCCCACAACAAGTATTTAGGGACGTTAGATGGCTGATTATATATGCGAATTTTCCAGCCTTTATATTGCCTTGTGGCGACACAACGCGCGCCACGGCAAATAAACATACTTTCTTCTACGTCAGACACTTCGCCATTCAGTTGTATGTAAGGTAATATTTTTAATTCCTCCATTAGCGTGCCTCCACCCAAGTGCCAGCCTTATGTCGCTTGATACAACGCCTAGCTTTTTTCAAATTAGTAAAATAATCTATTACCTCATAATAAGGCGCGTCCCATTTATGATCGTCCCAAGTTTCGACAATGCTGTATGGGGCATGCTTATAAAGATCTGGCGTAAGTGGATTACTTACATCATATTTTAACACTACGAACATTCTAGCCATGTAACACCTCCATTCTATTGATTAATGACTATTAATACGCCCCATATAGAGGCGCATTGTATAGGCACTAATAAGCTTGTATATCGCGAGTATTATACGCCCAAGACTGACGATCTTCGGCAGCTGACACCCTGTAATAGTGGTGCCAGTCGCGAGCCAGCATATCGGTCAATACATCATCTACGCGAAAACCATCAATTGGCATAAGCGCAGTGTTACCAGATATATAGTCAGTTTCGCCATAAGTCTGGAACCAGATCCAAGTGCTAAAGAAGTTAGCGCCTAGACCGTTGAGCTTACCCATCTCATTAATGACTAGATCGCCGTACTTAGTTGGGACAATCTCAATATTGCCACCTACAATAGCCTGCAAATTTTCAAGACTATGTTCGGTATCTGGATCGCGCGTAATAGTGTGTAGAATACTGGTGGTATTAAAATCGTCATACTGATAGTAATACTGATCTGACACGATACCGTAGCCAGTATCCATACACGTAGTATCATACTTGCGCAATGTAGACCGTAATATATTAGACATCTCTTTATTCATAATTTACCTCCATGATTGTATTAGATCTAATGTAATAAAGCCAAAAGCAACGAACCAAAGTACAATCATAATGACTGCGCCCCAGAACGCCAGCTTGCTAACTAAGTTACTATATAATTTAAACATAGCTAAAGCCTCCATTGTTAACGATAGTTAATATATATCAGCTAACAAGTTAATAATCAATTAAAATATATTGAAGTTAACATACTTAAGGTAGTAAGGTAGTTATATGACTGGTAAAACCTTAACTGATAAGCAAAAAGCTTTTGTAGAAAACTTTAGTAAAACTGGCAACGCAACGCAGTCAGCGATCGCGTCAGGGTATAGTCCTGCCACTGCTGAACAGCAAGGCTATGAGTTGAAAAAGAAACTTGCCACCGAGATAGATCATGCCACAAAACAAGTGTTAGCGTCATCAGTGCCACTAGCAATAGACAAGCTCCAAAGTCTGATAGTAGATGACAAGGTAAACGCGTCAGTCAAGCTTGGGGCAATCAACTCAATACTTGATAGAACTGGCTACCAAACTATTCACAAAGTAGAGGACGTAACCAAGCACAAAACTGATGACGAACTACAGCAAGAACTAAACCACCTCCTCCAGAATATCAAGACCACTGAACACTGATCCAAGTGCCTTCGATAATGGTCGCGCGCACACACACACACGCGCCCAGCAACTCCACTCCACGCCCCAGCGCGTATATATATATAAAGTACGCGCGAAATTAGACCTAAAAAAATGCCCCCCCACCCCCCAAACAATATTTGTTTGCCATAATACAATGGATCAATCCGTGCAGCGGTGGGCCTTTTTTAACATTAACATTTGTTAACATGCTTGACATGGCTATAACGTTAAGTTAATCTACCAATATGGCTGATAAAGCGTGGAAACAACGAGAGCGGAAGGTTGCAGACTTCTTTGGTGGCACAAGAACACCTTTATCTGGGGGTAATGGCAAAGTTACGCGTGCAGATGTTATACATGACGACTTATTTATAGAATGTAAGCTACGCGCCAAGCATACTGCTGTTACTTTGTGGGATGATACAAAAAAATTAGCTGATTTAGAAAACAAAACACCTGTTATATGTCTTTGTGAAAAGAATCGCAAAGGTTTTTGGGTGATGGTACACAGTGATGACTTGGAAAAACTATGAATGATATAGAAAGAGCAGTAGAAATAGCCAGAGAGTTACAGTATCGCAAAGATACAAACCGTATGGCGTTCTATGAGCCTTACGAATACCAGAAAAAATTTCACAATACAAAAGCACAGCAGCGTCTGTTGATGGCAGGTAACAGAATCGGCAAATCTTTCTGCGGAGCAATGGAGATGGCGTTTCATCTGACAGGACAATATCCAGATTGGTGGAATGGCAGGCGTTTTAATCGGCCTATCAGAGCGTGGGCAGGTGGCGCGTCTAATGAAACGACCAGAGATATATGTCAAAAAGAATTAGTGGGGCAGCCAGACGATCCATCTGCAAAAGGCACAGGAAGTATACCATTAAAATATATAGGAGAAACAGTTAGAAAAGCTGGTGTACCAAATGCCATGAACAGTCTAGTCATAAAACACGTAACAGGTGGCTGGTCTAGGTTGGCGTTCAAAGCATACGAGATGGGCAAAGAAAAATGGATGGGAGAAAGTCTTGATGTTATATGGCTAGACGAAGAGCCACCATCATCTATCTATACGCAAAGTCTAACACGTACTGCCGACAAAGGTGGTATTGTTTACATGACTTTTACGCCAGAAAATGGTATGACAGAAACGGTAGCGCAGTTTGTTAATGATCTTCGGGATGGGCAAGCACTCATACAAGCTGGATGGGATGATGCACCACACATGACTGACACGGTGCGCGATCAAATACTTGCTGCGCTGCCACCACACGAACGTAAGATGCGTGAACAAGGCATACCACAATTAGGTAGTGGTCTTGTTTTTCCTTTGCCAGAATCACAGATGGTATGTGATCCAATAGAGATACCAACATATTGGCCTAGAATATGCGGTATAGATTTTGGTTGGGATCACCCTACAGCTGCTGCATGGGTAGCATGGGATAGAGATAGTGATATTATTTACATATACGATACTTATGCAATGTCGCAAGAAGCTGTGCCTATACATGCCAGTGCTATAAAATCAAAAGGTAACTGGATTCCTGTAATCTGGCCTATGGATGGCAGGCAAGCAGACAAAGGATCTGGTAAGTCATTGACAGAGCAATATAGATCTGAAGGCGTGAACATGACACGAGAACATTTTAGCAATCCACCACAGCAAGGACAAAAAGAAGGTAGTGGTGGTAACTCTGTTGAGGCAGGCGTACAGGAGATATACACGCGTTTAATGACAAATAGATTGAAAATTTTTAATAATCAGAGTAAATTATTAGAAGAGTTACGGATGTATCACCGTAAAGACGGTAAAATTGTAACAAAAAATGATGATGTTATATCTGCAATGCGTTATGCGGTTATGTCTGTAAGAAAAGCAAGAATAAAAGATTACGAACCTGTGCAATTAGAATCAGATAGTAGTTTTAACGTATTTATGTAGGAAAAAATGGGCGGCATAGCAAAAACAATTAACAGAGCTTTTGGTGGTAGAAGTCCAAAATCTTCTGCGCCAGTAGTACAGCAAGCTGCACAGCCAGCAGCAACATCTGCAATGTCAACGCCTACGCCTGCAGCCATGAGATCTGGTTACGGTGGGCAAAGCACTATAATGACAAGTCCTAGAGGATTAGAGAATGAAGCTAACGTAGGAAGAACTGTTTTAGGCGGAGGATCACGAACTGAACGTAGGAGAATGATGTAATGATGAAAAAGAAAAAAGTTAAAACAATAAAAAAAGTTATCAAAGGTTTAAAAAAAGCATCCGCATCACACAAAAAACAAGCAAAGACATTAAGCAAAGCAATTAAATGATTGAAGTCCGTACAGACGACAATACAAAACAAGAAGCGTACGATTGGATAAAAAGCAGGGCGCATATAAACAGGGAGCTAGAAGAAAACGATAGACATATTGCTTTTTTAGTAGATAATAGTATTAAGGCATGTTTATTGTTTTCAGATTTTGATGGTTACAATATTTTTGTGCATTTAGCAATAGATGATGCAAGATTGTGCCAAAGAAGATATATAAGGTTGATGTTTGATTATGCTTTTAATCAATGCAAATGTGGTAGAATGACAGCAATGTGTGTTGATGGTTACAGAAGAAACGAAAAATTACTGCAAGGTGTTGGTTTTGTAAAAGAAGGTGTAATTAGACAGGCAATGTTAGTAGATAATAAATATGTAGATGCAGCTTTATACGGAATGTTAAAAGGAGAATGTAAATGGGTATGAAAGCAAAACCAGAGATGCCGCCACAAATTGATACGTCTGTTACAGATAGAACTGCTGAAAAAGAAGCAGCGTTAGAAAAAGAAAGACAAAGAATGATAAAGGCAGGTAAATCAGGTCTAGGTTATAGTATTATGACAGGCGGACAAGGCGTAACTGACGAAGCAAATGTTGGTAAAACTGTATTAGGAACAGGATCACAGTAATGGCTGTTGCAAAAGAAACACTTGCACCATACGATTATTTAAAAAAACGTATGAGCGCAATGACTAGCTCAAGAGAAACTTGGGAGGATCATTGGCAAGAAATACTAGATTATGTTATGCCAAGAAAAGCAGATGTAACTTTAGTCCGTGCAAAAGGTGAAAAAAGAACAGAGATACTATACGATAGCACAGCTATAACAGCTAACACTTTACTTGCCGCAAGTTTACAAGGCACACTTACATCACCATCACTACCGTGGTTTTCTATAAAATTACGCGACAAAGAATTAAATGAACAAAGAGATGCACAGCTGTGGTTAGAAGATACAGCTAGACGTATGTATGACGCATTTAATGACGCAAACTTTAACACAGAGGTACACGAAATGTATCTTGATCTTACATCTATCGGTACAGGATGTTTGTTTGTAGAAGAAAACTCAAAAGGTTTTGCAGAGGGTGGCATACATTTTAAAACATTACACATAAATGAATTTTACATACAAGAAAACGTAAATGGCTATGTTGATACTGTCTATCGCAAATACAAAATGACAGCACGACAAGCCTTGCAAGAGTTTGGTGAGGACAATCTTGGTGATAAGGTAAAAGAGGCAGCGCACTCTAAACCAGAAAAAGAGTTTGTTTTTATCCATGCTGTTGAGCCAGCAGAAGATTACACGCGCATGACAGGTGAAAGTAATACTAAGTTAAAGTTTCATAGTTGCCATGCTTGTGAAGAGGACAAGATGATTGTTCGCTCTGGTGGTTACAACGAATTTCCATATCTCGTACCTCGGTGGGCAAAAGCGACTGGTGAAACATATGGTCGCAGCCCATCATATAATGCTTTGCCAGATATAAAAACATTAAACAAAGCTGTAGAGATAGGACTAAAAGCATGGGCCAAAGCTATAGATCCACCATTGTTGGTACAAGATGACGGTGTTATAGGTCGTGTTAGGACAACACCAGCTGGCATAACTGTTATTAGAAATGATGGTGCAATCAAACCGTTACAAATAGGCACTAATTGGCAAATAACTGACATGAAGGAAACCCAATTACGTACAGCTATAAGGCAAGCCTATTATTCAGATCAGTTGCAGTTACAAGATGGCCCTCAGATGACTGCCACTGAAGTGCAGGTTCGTTATGAACTAATGCAAAGATTGCTTGGCCCAACGCTAGGTAGATTCCAATCAGAGTTTCTAAATCCGTTAATTGAACGTATTTTTGGTATTATGCTAAGAGCAGGGGCGTTACTCCCTCCCCCTGATAGCATACAGGAAACAAAGATGGACATTGAATACGTTGGGCCACTAGCAAGATCGCAAAGAATGGAAGAAGCAAATGCAATAGACAGATTGTATCAGCTTGCTATGAACATTGCACAAATAAACCCCTCTGTTATGGAAATCATAAACCATGACGAAGCTGTTAGAATGAGAGCAAAACTACTAGGTGTACCAAACAGTATACTGGTTAGCAGAGATGATGTAGAAGAAACTCGACAAGCACAAGCACAGCAACAAATGCTACAACAGCAAATGATGCAAGAGCAGCAGGCAGCGCAAACCACACAGTCGCAGGCAGACGCAGCTAAAGCACTTGCTGATCCAGACGCACAAAGAGCTATACAAGAAGCACAGGCACAAGCAGAAGCATTAACATGACAATAGATCAAATAGATGATTACGAAAGAGATCATATCGAACTCGTAGAAAACTACCGACAATGTTTTGATACTGATGCAGGCAAAAAAGTTTTAGAGGATTTGAAAGCTGCTTATGGCGACAGATTGAGTTATGAACAAGATCCGTACCACACAGCTTACAAAGAAGGTCAGCGTAGCCTTTATTTACGCATAATTCGTTTAATAGAACAAAGGAAAGAGTAAATGTACCCAGAAGAACAGGCCGATATGGAAACACAGGCAACCCAAGACAGCACTGTACTTGGATCTGAAGTAGATAGCGATAACCTAGATTGGAAATCATCACTACCATCTGATCTTGCTAATGATCCTACAATAGCACAATTTAAAGACGTAGAAAGTCTTGCAAAAACAGTTGTTCATCAACAAAAACAAATGGGCAGTAGAATACCATTACCAAAAACAGATGATGAATACAAAGAATTGTATGGCAAATTAGGCAGACCAGACGAGCCAGCAGGATATGAGATGAAAGTACCAGAAGGTATGGATGCTTATTTTAATGATAATATTATGGGCGAGTTTAGAAACGTAGCGCACAATATTGGATTGAGCCAAAATCAAGTAAATGCACTAATGGAGTACCAAGCAAGCATGGTTACAGCTGAAATAGATAATCAACCATCAATATTGGCAGCGCAAAAAGAAGAAACAGAAAGTGTGCTGAAACAAGAATGGGGTATTGATTACGATAAAAATATACGAGCTGCACAAAGAGCATTGCAAGTGTATGGAGATCCAGAAATAATGGAGCTAATGAATACAACAGCTGGTAACAATCCTGCTGTAGTAAAATTATTTGCAAGATTAGGTGCAGAAGTAACAGAGGATATGACACAGAATACACAGAACAATAATCTAGCAACTTCACGACTAGACGCACAAGATGAAATTTCTGATATATATTCTAATCCAGAACATCCGTATTTCAACGGATCACATCCAGATCATAGAGCCGCTGTAGAAAAAGTCAGACAACTACATGAAAAAGTTTACGGACGATAATTAAGATTTGTAATCTAAATGTTTCATGTTATACTAGTTTAACATTTGCAGGCCCAGACGGATAACTTGCACTGTGGGTATGATGCCTTAAAATCCGCATGACAGTGCGTTATCTGTAAGGTTTCCCTGTGTTACAGGATAAAAACCGTTTTAACTTTAACTTAACAGGAGAACTATTATGTCAATAGAAATCACTACAGCTTTTGTCGAGCAATACAAAAGCAACGTGTTCCACTTGGCACAGCAAAAAGGTTCAAGATTAAGAGATGCGGTTAGATCAGAAACGGTTGTTGGTAAAGCTCATTTCTTTGAAAGAATCGGTACTGCTGCAGCAGAGCGTAGAACATCACGCCATGCTGACACACCAAGAATGGATACACCACACTCCAGACGTAAAGTAACTATGGACGATTACGACTGGGCAGACTTGATTGATAACGAAGATAAGGTACGTATGCTTATCTCGCCTCAATCAGAATACGCAATGGCAGGCGCATGGGCAATGGGCCGAGCAATGGATGATTCAATTATTAGTGCAGCTACAGGCACAGCTTATGGCGGTGTAAGTGGCGGAACTAGTGTGGCTCTTCCATCTGGTCAAAAAGTTGCTCACGGATCTGCAGGTTTAACACTGGCAAAACTATTATCAGCTAAAGAAATTCTTGACGCTAATGATGTTGATCCAGATGAGCCAAGATTTTGCGTGGTTACTGCAGGCCAATTAACTGATTTGTTAGGAGTAACACAAGTAACTTCAGCAGATTTTTCTAGTGTGAAAGCACTTGTGCAAGGCGAAATTAACACTTTCTTAGGTTTTAATTTTATCAGAACTCAACGTCTAGGTACTGACAGTGATGGTAATCGCCAAGTGTTAGCTTTCACTTCATCAGGAATAGGACTTGCTGTCGGTCAAGATGTGAACACTCGCATCAGCGAACGTGCAGATAAGAACTATGCAACGCAAGTATTCCTATCAATGACTATCGGTGCTACACGTATCGAGGACGAAAAAGTCGTTGAAATAGCTTGCACAGAATAGGAGGATTGAAAAATGGCTACAGTTTATTCAGTACAAAAAACAAAATGGTCGCAGAATAACCCTTCTGAAAAAATTAACACGAATGAAAAAGGCGGAAGGCTACGTATTGCTTATGCACTATACGAAGCGTCAAGCCTTGCATCAGGAGATGTTATTGAAATGTTCAATCTACCTAACGGTGCTAGAATATTAGAAGGTACACTTACCCATGATGCTCTAGGTAGTAGTACAACACTATCTGTTGGACACGCAGCTTACACAAGCTCTGCAGGTGCAACAGTTGCATTAGATGTTGACGAATACTTTGCAGCAGCTGCTTCTACATCTATCACTACGGTGGCAGTTGCAGCAACATCAGCATTAGGAAGAAACAGTGTCGTAGACGCTAACCAAGATGGTATTCCTATTACTGTTGTTATGGGTGGAGCTGCTGGTACAGGTACAATTGAATTGACTATGTACTACGTTCTTGACTAAGAACAACAACATGGGGGGAGTAACATCCCCCCTAACTACAAAGGTGTATGATGGTAACAGAAGTTTCTATATGCAGTAACGCACTAAGGCGATTAGGTGATGATCCTATCACTAGCTTAACAGATGATACAGAAAGAGCGAGATTGTGTAATGCGTTTTACGAAGATGCAAGAGATCTTACATTGCGTTCACATCCGTGGAATTTTGCTATAACACGAGCTACATTAGCACAACTTAGCACAACTCCAGCATACGGATTCGACTACATGTATGCACTGCCAACAGATCCATATTGTCTGCGTGTGTTAGAAATGGAATACGCAGATTACATATTTAAAATAGAAAATGACGCTACAAACGGTAGAGTATTGTTGACAGATGAAAGCACAGCAAAAATACTTTACATAGCAAAAATTACAAATCCTACATTATTTGATTCAATGTTTACAGAAACATTAACAGCAAAATTATCTGCCGATCTTGCTTATCCAATAACAGGCAGTGTGCAATTGCAAACACAAATGGAAAAACTATATAGAGATAAACTATCTGAAGCCAGAAGTGTTGATGGAATGGAAGGATTTGTAGATGACTTTATTTCAACAACATTTACGGACTTTAGAACATAATGGCAAGAGTACACCCCTTTCAATCAAATTTTACTGCTGGTGAATTAAGTCCTAAATTAGCTGGACAAATTGACTTTAAAAAATACGCTAACGGTGTAGAAACATTAGAGAACATGACTGTTTTTCCACAAGGCGGAGCAGCACGAAGATATGGCACAAGATATATAGGCCCAGTAAAAGATCACACAAAAACAACAAGATTAATACCTTTTGAGTTTAATGATGAACAAACTTACATATTAGAGTTTGGACACCAGTACATAAGATTTTACAAAGACGAAGGTATAATTACAGAATCAAACAAAACTATAAGTGGGATAACACAAGCAAATCCTGCTGTAGTAACTGCAACATCACATGGTTACACAAACGGTGATGAAGTCATAATTACAGGTGTTGTAGGCATGACAGAAGTAAACGGAAAAAGATTCAAAGTTGCAAACAAAACTACAAACACTTTTGAATTACAAACACTAGCTGGTGTAAACATAAACAGCACTAGCCATACTGCATACGGATCTGGAGGCGTTGCTAATAAAATATACGAAATTGCAACAACAATTACAGAATCTATATTATATGAAATACAACATACACAATCAGCAGATATTATGTATATTGTGCATGAAACACTAGCACCTAAAAAACTTACAAGAACTGGTCATACATCATGGAGCATAACAGATGAAGTGTTAGAAAAAGGCCCATACCTAGACGCTAATACAACATCAACAACATTAAATCCTGCATCTGCAGCAATAGCTACAGGTGTTGCGTTGGTTGCATCAGCTGATTTATTTGCCGCAACTGATGTAGGCAGGTTAGTAAAATTACATGGTGGTCATGCTAAAATTACAGCGTTTACAGATGCACAAAATGTTACAATAGAAATACTAGCAACATTATCTGCCAGCACAGCTACAACAGATTGGCAACTAGGAACATTTGTATCAACTTTAGGATTTCCTAGAACAGTTACATTTTTTGAACAAAGGTTAGTATTTGCTGGTACAACATCATTTCCACAAACTATATTTGCATCACAATCAGGACTGTATACAAACTTTGATGTTGGTACAGCAGCAGCGGCTGACGCTTTTATATACACGATTGCTGCAAACAAAGTAAATGTTATAAGATGGTTAGCACCTGCAAGAGATTTAATTGTAGGTACAGCAGGTGGTGAGTTTAGAGTAGGTAAGCCTGTAGGTGAGCCACTAAAACCAGATAATGTCAATATAACATTACAAACAACTTATGGAGGCAACACAACAGAGGCAGTGCAAATTGGCAACGTAATTTTATTTGTGCAAAAACAAAGAAAAAAAATTAGAGAGTTTGCGTACAGATTTGATGATGACGCATATTCTGCACCAGATATGACAATACTTGCAGAGCATGTTACTGGCACAGGTGTATATGACATAGCATGGGCGCAAGAGCCAGAAAGTATTTATTGGGCAGTGCGTGATGATGGAATATTGTTAGGTATGACATATAAACGTGAAGAAGATATTATAGCATGGCACAGACACATACTAGGTGGATTTGTCAAACACTCTTTTAACGCAGGAACTGCAATAACAGCGAGTGGATCAGACACATTAAAAAATGGCAAGATAACTATATCATCACACGGATACACAACAGGAGATGCAGTTGTATATGATGCTAATGGCAACACTGCTATAACAGGATTAGATGATGGCAGGACATATTATGTGTATGTTATAGACGCAAACACAATAAATCTTGCTAGGACTTATCAACAAGCAATCGACAGGACAGTGCAACAACTAACTGCTGTTGGATCTGGCACACACATATTTAAAAATCATGCAAAAGTTAAATCTATAGCATCTGTTTCTAGTGATACTGAAAATGAAGTCTACGTTATTGTGGAAAGAATTATAGATGGATCAAGAGTACAATACGTAGAATACTTAGATAGCACATTAAATATGGATAGCTCATTAAGTGGTTTGATAAATGGTGCTGATGGCACGTTGACAAATCTGGATCACTTAGAGGGTGAAAGCGTACAAATACTTGTAGGTGATGCTGTGTACCCAAATCAAACTGTAAGTAACGGACAAATATCAGTAACTTTACCATCAACAAGTGGGCAGCATTTAGTAGAGGTTGGTTTAGGTTATACTAGCAAATTAGTAACTATGAAAATAGAAGCAGGAGCAAATGCTGGCACTGCACAAAACAGGCCAAAAAGATTCAACGAGATAGCAGTGAGATTACACGAAACTGTAGGTGTAACAATAAATGGCGACCAGATACCTTTTAGATCATCATCTACACCAGTCGGTCAAAACATTCCAGAGTTTACAGGAGATAAAAAAGTAACTAATCTAGGATGGGATACAGACGGACAAGTAACGATTGAGCAAACACAACCTTTACCAATGACAGTGCTAGGAATAACTGGTACACTAGTAACAAGCGATTAGGAGAATAAAATGTTTTTTGGATTATTTGGATCATTAATAAACGCAGCATTTACTATGAGTGCTGCACGACAACAAATACAAATGATGAAAGCAAACGCAGCTTGGCAAAAATATGAATCAGAACTAAATCATCATTATGAAAAACAAAAAAGATTAACTGAACAAAGAAAATTATTAAGTGAACAAAGAGCAAGAGGTGCGGCTGCTGGAGTAGTAGTAGGAACTGGTAGTAGTCTGATTGCTATGAACGCTGACATGGAAGAGTTTGAAACAGATTTATGGTACATGGAAAAAGGATTATGGGTAGAGGGTAAGACAAGAGATGCAGAGTTAGCAGGAGAAATAGCAGCAACAACCTATAATGCAGGATCTAGTATATTAGGTGGATTTATGCAAGGTGCTAATCAAGCGTCAAGGATGCAACAAGCAACTACATTTGGTAGTGGCATTTATGCTTCTGGCCCTATGTCTACTCCTATGTCAGGTATATTTTAGAGGTAAAACATGGTTAGAATACCAAGATACGAAGGATCGCTAGGAACATCACCAATTAGAAGTGGCAGAAATATAAGAACTGGCACTAGTGGTGCTAATGCACTAATGAATTTAGGGAAAGAAATACAACAAAACCTAAATCAATTTGGTGAACAAAGGATCGCACTACAACAAAAAATTAGAGATCAAGAAATAAGAAACAAAGGATTGTTAGCGCAAGCTGAAACAAATCAATGGATTGAAGATGAAAAACAACGTTACGAGGCTAGAGATGATTATGAAATGTTTGGATCTTTATACGACAAAGATGTTGAAGTATGGAGAAAAGAATTAAAGAAAAAACATTTTACAACAAATGGTGTGGTTGATGAAATAGCATGGAACGCACACCTTGCAGATATGTCAACACAATTTGTTACAGGCAAAATTGAAATAAATAAAATAGCAAAAAAGAAATTTAATCACACAACTATAACAGCTTACGAAACAACAACTAGTGATGCAATAAAAAACATAGGCAATTCAACTTCTGTTTCACAAGCAGAATCATTATACAGAACTTATGAAGCTATATACAATGAACACAAAGACAATGAGATTTTTGAGCCATCTGAAATCAATAAGTCATTTGAAAATGTAAAAAAACGTACAAACGAACAATTAGCATTATTTGCAGTAGGGGGCGGAACTTTGCCAACTTATCAAAATGAATTTGGTGATACAACATTAAATGCTAGAGAAATAGCATCTAAATTAGGAGATAAAAATTTTAATTTTACAGATGTTGACGGTAATGATGTTCCTTTTACAAGTGAATTTAGGCAAGAGTTAATAACAAATTATACAACATTAGCAAACACACAATCACAAAATGATACAGCAGAAAGAAATCGATTAGCAGATGCAGATAACTCTACTTTAACAGACAGATTAATAGACATGAAAAAAAAGAACAAATTAGATGAAAGTTTTATTGATGACGTGCGAGATTCAGATGCAACACCAGTTAGAAAAGACCAACTAGTTAATGATTATTTAGCATTACAAACAAATATTAATGTAGATTATGTAGATACACAGGCAGGTAGAAACACAGAAGTTGTATTAAATAATTTAATAGATTCAGGAGCTATTTCTTATAACGATCCAGAAGAAATGGCCCTTATAAGTAATGCGTACATACAAAATCTTATAGATCAAGAAACTTACAATTCTATGCTAAATAGAGCAGAAAATGTGCAAAGAGAAAAAGGTAAAATATACGTAAAGAAAACTATAGCAGCAGCAAGAACTATAGCAAAAAGATTAGGAAATCAAAATTTGTTTCAACTTATGGAAGAAATACAACAAGACACAGAAACCGATCCAGCAGATAGAATGACCAGTATGATGGCTCTGTTAGATTCAAATGCAGATCATTTACTAATATATGAAGCAGTAAACAACATGAACGAAATAGTAGAAGGAGCAGTAAAAGAAGGTATACCGATAGATGACTTGTTAACAAATGTAGCAAGCGATAATTACATTGTAGATGATATAATAGAAGTCTATGAAAATAAAAAATTTGAGGCAATAGAAAGTGCGGCAGAACAAGAAGCACAAGAGATGTTAAAGGACAAAAAGTATTTAGGTTTTGGAGATAACGAATTTAGAATAAAACCAGCATTATATTTAAATACACTAAATGCAACAATACCAGCTGAATACGCTGCAAAAGATGGTGAAACTATCGAAGAATATGTTGATAGAGTTGGAGTTATTAGCACACCGTTTGGCATACAATATTTCCCAGATACTGTAGATGTTAGCTCATTAACATTTAAAAAAAATTTAGGTCAAAATAATGAGTAGAAGAGTTACTGCAGCACAATTAAGAGCTGCTGGTTTTACTGAAGAATCAATTATTGAACACATTGAGAATGAACGCGATAGATACAAAAGCGTTGGTTTTAGTGATTATCAAATAAATAATTTTTTTGGTATAGAAAAATCATCAACAATATCAAAATCATTAATAGGAGATGAAAATAACAACTCAACAGGTATGTTGCAATCTGTCAATACAGACGATCAAGTAAACACAGAGGACATTAATGTATTAGAAAAAAAAGTAAAAGAAGGCCAAGATGTTGATACCTCAGAAGAAATAGTCCCAGAAAAAGATACTGTAGTAAATCCTAATGATGAAATACCAGTTACAAAAGCAAATTCTACAGGAAGTAATACAGAAGAAGAATACGTCAAACCTATTATAGATGGTACAAACGCAACATCATATAACATAGATTTATACAAAAATATTAAAGATGAATTGATACGGCAAGAGGTTGAGGATACTGCTGCTGGCATTATGTTGTCCCAAGGCAAAATTTATTTTGATCGTTTAACTGACCAACAAAAACAAGATTATTCTAAAAATGGTGGAAAGCTAGAAATAGATGGCAAACCAGTAGAAGTTATAATAAACGCACAAAGATTAAGAAAGCAAAGAGAAGAACAAGAAAGAGCTAAATTAAAAGTGCTTGATGAAACAGCTTCTACTGGATTATATACATTTAGTGTGATGAATGATACACAAATAAATTACGGATTGAATGAAAATGAAATAAATACATTAAATTTTAATCTAAGCGTTTTGTCTGGAATAGTTAGCGATAATACAAACAAAAGAAGCGCAGACGACAGTGCAGGCGGATTATTTCAAATAAAAAATGATGAAATAGTAGGATTATTAAATGACTTAAATGATCTTATGCTTTCTTACGATCCAGATTTTGAAAGACCAACATGGTGGAATAAAGCTTATGGTCATAAGAAAGCTGACGTACTACCTGTAGATGTGCAAAGAAGTCTTGCCTTAATAAAATTGACAAAAAATGTAGATGCCCCTGATTTAATTGTAGCTGCAGCGCAAGGAAACGTAGAAGCATTAGAAACTTTATTGTTTGAATATTATGATACTTCATTAATTGACAATCCAAAAGGATTTTTAAGAGCAAAAGAATACTATGGATCTTGGTCAACATTTGATTATGAATATGTTATGGCTGGACTGTCAACTTTTAAAGATGATGGATTAATTACTGAAGCATTAGAAAAAAGTAATATTGGTAAGAAAATTATTGAATTTTCAGGTGGTCAAGGTGCTTATAGTCCTTTCGGTAATGGATTTCAAACTTCTGTTATGGGATTATTTTTAGATTTTCAACAACAAAAAAACGAATATGGTTTTACAAATAAAGAAGCACTAGAAAATTCTTTTATGTTTCAAACAAAAAATTTCGGTCAAGATGTAATTACAATGGCTGCACAAGTTGTAGGTGATTCACCTGCCATAGCAATAGGAACAACATTAGGTTTTGTCGGTGGGGTAGCAGGAGGGCCAGCAACACCAATACTTGCTATTACAGGTGGTTTTGCATTGCCAGAAACACTTAGAGATGTTTACATGAGAGCTATGTTAAATGATGAAGTAGATGATTTTCACGACTTTATGAATGAATTAATTAATGTAAAAACAGCAATATCTGCTGGTAAATTTACAGTTACAGGTGCAGCAACAGGAACAGCTGGTGTTTTTACAAGAAGAAAATATGGTAATACTGCAGCACTAGGAGTTGAAACTGCAACAATGGTTTCTGTTATGTCTGCATTAGAAGGTCAAGTCCCTAGCAGAAAAGATTTTTTAAACGCTGCAGTTATGATATATGGAATACATGGTGTTGGACGAGGCACTAATAAACTATACAATATTTATAAAAAATATGGCATACCACCACAAAATCTAAGAAAAGCAGCAGATGAAAATCCAGAAATTTTAGCTGATTTACTAGATACAGATATGGATGCGCCACAAATATTAATCGATATGAACGAAGCTTATGTATCTGGATTGTCTGACGCAACTAACACTAAAATTGTTGATCCACCAAAAAATAATATAGGAGCTGACATAAAAACAGAAAGCTCAACAGAGCGTTACAAAATTGTTGATAGACAAACAACAGATTATGGAGAAACAGTAATTAAAGTTGAACGCAACAATGATCCAAAATTAAAAGAATTAGAAGAAGATTTACGCAGACAAGAAAGAGATTTAGAACTTATAGAAAACCCAGATTCACTGTATCTGGGAGATAGAGTTGAAGGAATAATAAAAAAAGAAATAGAAATTAAAAAAACTAAAAAACAGATTGAAGAGCAACGAGGCAAATCTAAAGAATCAGATATAGAAAGAATAGATATACCTGAAGAATCCTCTTACATGGCAATGCCAAAAGACAAACTTGATATAGAAATTGTTGGAGAAAGCATTAACATACAACCAAGAGTTGAAAAGGATTTTCAGATAAAACAAAAAGATGGAGCTTTTAATAGAGATATAGTAGAAACCAGAAAAGATGACAAATTTTTAAAAAGAAACTTAAATGAAATAGAAGGTGAAATTACAAACTATACAACCAATGATTATGTTGTTAGCGGTACTGAAACATTTGGTACGTCTAAATATTTCATAAACAAAAAGGCATACCCAGAGTTATTTGCAGAAATGAAAAACTATTTAGGTGGCACTAAAAAGAAAGCAGGTAAAACAGACAACGTTATTAATACATATTTTAAAAAGTTAAACTTGTCTAAAATGTCAAAAGTAGATGAAGTTTTTGGCATTAGAAAAAATGGATCAAGCGGCAGTCCTTACAATAAAATTATACTAAGAACAAACAAAGGTGATTTTGTTGAAGTGCCAGCACAAATGTATGCAAATATAAAAGAGTATACATACACTGCAGATAATTTTGAGGTAAAAGCAAAAGCAACATTAGCTTATGATAAAAATTTATTAATAGCTTATGACGAAGTTGCAAATAAAGTTATTGCTGTATTACAAGCAAAAAAAGTAGATCCGAAAATAAACACACAAGCTAATACTTATTACGAAAGATACACAAAACGTGATGATAAAGTATTTCCAGATACCAACAACAGAAATGCTGATATTGGCCAAAGAAAAATGCCAGATGAGCCAGAATCTATATTTAAAGAAGAAGATCCATCATACAGAACTGCTGAATCATACGAAAGATTTTTTAATAGTGCAAAAGGTTTAGAGGTAGTAGATCTTGTTGCATTGGTAAGAACTTTAACAAAAAACACTCCTCAATTAAAAAACGTAATAAGAACTCAAAAAGGCGAAGCGCTTGGTGTTTTTAGATACGCAAGCAGTAACAAAAAAAGGACTGATAAACAATTAAGAGTAGAAATAGTACGTGCTTTGCAAGAAGATCCAGAAAAATTTGCTATGACACTTGCACACGAAATAGGTCATTTAATTGATTCATTGCCAGAAGGTGTTATAAAAAACAAAGATAATTTATTAGGAAGATTAGCTGGATTAAAAGGTTATATGAACGAATGGATAGGTGCAAAAGCAGATGGTGCTAGTCCATTGAATAAAAGAGAAATAGCACGTATAAAAAAAGAGGCAGAAGCAGACGCGCAAAAGTTATACGAGAAAAACAAAAAAGATTTAGAAGAAGAAACAGGAATTACAGCAGATGACATTAAAGGTATTATAAATGATCCAGAGTTTAGATCTAAAATAAATCCTGATTTTTATGATGAATTTTTAAATTTGTCAGACGCACTAAGAACACAAATATTAAAAAGTGCTTTCAAAGGTATTATTGATCCATACATAAAACCATTAGTAGATAAATACTCTGGAGCTAATGTAAAACATACTGCCGAAATCATGGCAAAAGCAGAAGAAATATTTGCTAGAAAAGTTGAAGCTGAAATGCGTGCTAGAGGACTAGTAAACAGACAAGAGATAACGCAAGAATTAATATCTTTATCAGAAAAATGGAAACCTTACGACAAACAAGAAATGTTGAGGCAAGATCCAGATTTTGTAAAATACAGAGAAAGCTCTCCAGAACTAATGGCAGATTTTATGATGGCTATACTTACAAGGCCTAGATGGACTATGCTAAATGCACCAAAGGCAACACAACTATTTTACAATCACATGTATACTAGACCAGATGTAAGGTTTGCTTATGAGCGTACACAAAATATTTTACAAGCACCAAAAAGTGAACGCTATGGTCAATTTTTTGTAGACATTGCTGATATGTTTTCAGACAGTAATCAAAAATTGCTTGAAGCAAAAACAAACGCATACAGAGAAAGCAAAAATGTTTATGACACTTTTATGATACATTATGTTGACACTGCTGGTTGGTTTTTAAATAGAAAAAGTGGTGGTGGTAAAGCATTTGGTTTTGATAATTTTATGAGAAACAGATGGATGGATGAAGCAACAATGGCAGTAGACGCTAAATTAAAAGCATATCAATACAGGCCAGTTGTATTAGAATCATACGTAACTCAGATGGGTAAAATTTTAACAAAGTTAGAAAAATCTGGTCGCGGTGATATAGAGCAATTAGGTACAGCATTGTTGTTAAGAAACTTAGCAAATTCAACGCAAAGAAGCAAAGTAGCAAATCCAACTGGCATGTGGGCAATGTTAGAAAGAGATGCAGATGGAAAAGCTTTTGCAGCAAAGCATCAGGATAAATTAAGAAATCCTGCAGAAGCGTATGAAATATTAATAAAAGACAATCCATTATTAGATGAATTAGTAGAAGAGTTTTACAAAGTTAGAAAAGAGTTTGTAATACCATTGTTTCGTGAAAGCAAAGCATTTAACAAAAAACAACTAGAAATGCTGGAAAACAATTTAGAATATGTAAATTATAACGTAACAGAGCAAGCAATTAAAGTTATGCAAGAAAGCGGTGGCAATAAAACTTTAACTGCTGCATTTATGAAACCAACTATAGGAACATTACAAGATATAATAAATCCTTTTCAATCAACAATAGAAAAAGATCTTTTAATGATTGGTGAACTAAAAAGAAACGCACTGATACACGATATGGCAAATTGGATGATACAAAATAAAAAGATGCTAGAAGATTTTGGATCAGCAGAAATGCAAAAACTTGTCCCAAACTGGAAAGATAGAATAATACAAAAAGCAAAAACAAAAGACGAAAAAGGCACACTAGCTCCACCACCATTGGGTATGGAAACAGTATCATTTCTATCTGGTGGTAAGTATGTGCATTATTATTTTAATAAACAAGCTGCAATAGCTTTTAAACGAAATCCAGAACAATATGTTGGTTTTATGGAATGGATTAGTACAGGTAACGCGTTTCTTAGAGGAATATTTACACAATACAATCCTGTTTTTTGGAACAAAGAAATTGTAAAAGATGCAAGAGCTACAGTAACTAACATACCAAAAGCAACTTTCTTTTTTGGTAAAGACACTAGATACGTACCTACACTGATAAAATCATTAAAACCAGCTTGGAAATCAGTATTTGGAGAAGGTGATGATGTAACAAGAATGTTCAATAGAGAAGGTTATTGGCTACCAATCACTGATGGTTACAGAACAAACGCAGGTAGAAAACATTTAAAATATAGAAACAAGCAAGGTGAATTACAAGGAGATCTATATTATAGAGAGCAAATTGAAGCAAAAATGGGAATGAGAACACGAGAAAAATTTTACGAAAAAGTTTTTGGGCCTTTATATGATTACATAGGTAAAATAGCAATTTTTTACGATAGAGCTAATAAATTAGGAGGATACACTCAAGCAAAAAAAATGATTGATAATGGAACAATACCTCCAATGACGAGAGATGAATTGTATTTACGAACAGTGTCTGATTTTGGATCGCCACCATTTGGATTACACGGTCAACTACATCCAGTAACAAACAATCTACTTTTATTTAGTAACGCATTTACACAAGGATGGAGAAGAGATTTAGCTGTTTTGAAAGGTGATCCTGTAGACATACTAGGCAAACACATGAAATATCAAATACTTCCAAAGATGGTTGAGTATTTAGCAAAAATAGGTATTTTTGGTGGTTATTTAGAAGCAGTGTACGGTGGCGTTAGAGAATATGACAAATTAAATTATCATATTATACCATTAGGTTTAACATCAACTGGTAGGTCATATTATTTAAGAATACCAATGGATGAAACTGCAAGATTTTTTGCAGGACTTTTCTTTACAACTGCTGACGCAATAGGTGGTGGTGGTGAAATAAGAGATATACTAAATGTAGGTACAGAAACATTACCATCATTTTCACCAGTCATTCAGTTTCTAAGTAACACTTACAAAATAATGGTAGGTGGTGAAAATCCAGTAGATCCATACACACAAACAAAAATATTAGATGAAGATGTATTTAACTCTGATTTACATTTGAGAAAAGTAACAGATTATTTAAAATATCAATTTGATAATAATATTGGAGGCACAGTAGGTTTTAAATTTAAAAGTGATAATTTAGAAGAATTAGCTTCTGAACTAGAAGAGATATTAAATTTTCCAATAATAGGTAGACAAATACAAAACTATTTAATGGTCGGCAATGATCCAAAAGAAGTTGCTATGAGAGAAGAAGTAAGAGCGTTAACAACTTCAGAAGCAACGGATAGAGTTATTTACAAAGACGCTCTAGTTAAATTAACCGATCCTTTTGCTATGGAACGTTTTACACAAAGAGAAATAGAAATGCTAGTTAAAAACGCAAAATATATCAAATCTAATAATGTTGTCAAAAGAGCTTATGTTAGGGCATTTGGTGGCCCTGATTACGTAGAATATTTTTTACAAGCTGATAAAAAAGAACAATTTGCAATATTAATTCGATTCTTAGAGCCAGACATGTCTATACATGGAGAAGGTGCAAGTAACATTTTTTCAGAAATTTACCAACAAATAAAAGATAGCGGTGGAGTAGAAAATGTACTTCAAAATGTAATCGAATAGTGTATAATAGGAGGCAATATGACCATAACAACTACCATAGCTAAAAACAGTTACTCTGGGAACGGAAGTACAACGGTATTTGCGTACCAGTTTAAAATACTTGCACAAGGCGATTTGCAAGTAATCCTTAGATCGTCTACAGGAACAGAAACAGTACAAGAAATAACAACACACTACACTGTATCAGGTGTAGGATCAGCAACTGGTGGTAATGTAACATTTGGATCTGCACCTGCATCTGGTGTAACAGTTGTTATCAGAAGAGCTACTACACAAACACAAACTGTTGATCTTGTAGAAAACGATCCATTTACAGCAGAAACAGTAGAAACTGCTTTTGACAGATCTATCATACTAGCACAAGAGTTGCAGGAACAAGTTGACAGATCACTAAAAATTTCACGCACAAACACTATGACTTCTACAGACTTTACTACCTCTGCAACTGATAGAGCAAACAAACTATTAGCGTTTGACAGTAGTGGTGAGTTAGCAGTTACACAAGAGATAGGGACATTTAAAGGTAACTGGGCAGCATCAACGACATACGCTGTCAGAGATATAGTAAAAGACACAAGCACTAACAATATATTTATAGCAAAGACAGCGCACACATCATCTGGATCACAACCTCTTACAACAAACACAGATAGTGGGAAGTGGGATTTATTAGTAGATGCTGCTAGTGCTACAACAAGTCAAAACGCAGCAGCTACATCAGCAACAGCCGCAGCAAGCTCTGCTACAGCAGCTGCCTCGTCTGCGTCAACAGCGTCTGGCCACAAAGACACAGCAACAACACAAGCATCAAACGCCTCTACATCTGCTAGTAATGCTGCCAGTAGTGCTACTGCTGCCGCTAGTAGTGCAACAGCTGCTGCTGCATCATTGGACAGTTTTGATGATGTATATCTAGGAGCAAAGTCAAGTGATCCAAGTGTAGATAATGATGGTGATGCACTGGCTACAGGAGCATTATATTTTAATACATCTAGTGATGCTATAAAATACTACACAGGTAGTGCTTGGGTAGCAATAACAGCAACTCCTTCTGTAAGTGATTTATCAGATACAAACATTACAAGTCCAGCAGACGGATCATTGCTATTGTATGATACAGGCACATCAAAATACATAGACAACGTTATTAGTGGTGATGCTACACTAGCTGATACTGGCGCATTGACTATTGCAAATGACGCAATTACAGGAGCAAAGATTGCTGATGATGCTATAAACAGTGAGCATTACACAGACGGATCTATAGATACAGCACATATTGCAGATTTAAATGTTACACAAGCTAAGATTGCAAACGAAGCAATAAACGAGGCAAAACTGCAAGTAAGTAACTCACCTGTAAATGGTTACATGTTGACAGCGCAGTCTGGTAATACAGGTGGATTGACATGGGCAGCAGCGCCTAGTGCTGGTGGATTTAGTTTAGGATCAGCGTTATCTGGTACAACACCTACAATAGACTGGTCTAGTGCTACAGCTTTTAGCCATACTTTATCTGGTGATACAACTTACAGTTTTTCTAACGTGCCTAGTGGAGGAGAGATAGAGTTATTTTTAAAAAATGTAGGTAAACCATTTGATTTATTATCACAAGGTGCAGCAGACGCTACAGAAGATTTTTCTGGGCAAAAAGGCAATGAACGAATTAAAGGTAGTTTTTTTAATGCAAATGGCACTAAGTTTTATTTAGCAGGCGAGGACAGCGATTACTCAATACATCAGTATTCTTTATCTACTGCTTATGATGTTAGCACAGCATCTTATGATAGTAAGGTATCTCCAGCTGGATACTCTGACAGTACAAGAATACATGGACTTACATTTAATGGTGATGGTAGTAAATTAATTGCAGCAAGAGGTAACGATCTTTTTGAGTTTGCCCTTACAACAAATTATGATATTAGCACTGTTTCTAATAGTGCAACTCACAGCATTGTTATGGATACACCATTAGGTTTGGCAGCAAGTGCAGACGCTTATTTTGTAAATATTAGATTTAACAGTGATGGTACACTTGCATACTTGCAAAACATGCGACACCAAGATCATAGCTCATACGCAAATGCCAAAGGTGCATTTATAGTTAAATTTTCTACAGCTTATGATATTGATTCTACTATCACATTAATGTCTAGTGCAGACTTCGATTTAAATTCTGATAGAGGTTACACAAATAGAACAGGAGAAATAGGTGGCGATATATCAGCAGATGGAACAACTATTGTACTTGTAGAAGAGGGAGTTGATACGAGTGCCGCAAAATTTGCAGTGCATAAATTTTTCTTAAAAACCCCTTGGGATTTATCTACAGAATCTTTGACCTACGTTGGTAGAAAACTTTATGAAACAGTAGATAGCGGTGCAACAAATGTCTACAATGTAAGGCTCACACCAAATGGCAAACATTTTTATTACAATGAATATGACGCAGGTGATGCTGCTAATGCCATAACACGAATACATAATATACAAGGCAATTATGGTGTAAACTTTCCAGCTGCAACAAGTGGTAAGCCTTCAACTTTTGGTGATGGAGCAGATCCGTCTACAACGACTTACACAAGATTAGTATCATTAGATGGAACAAACGTCTTGCTTACAGACCACAGAGAGATTAGCTAATGGCAGACGCTAAAATAACAATGAAGCACCTAGCGGAAAAGTTAGATCACATGCACTCTGACATAGAAAAAAATTCAGCAGACATACACAATTTACAGTTAGAAATGAGTTATGGCAGAGGAGCAGTCAAGGCAGTAGCTTGGATAGGTGGTTGCATTGCTGTTGTCGTTGGTCTTATGAGAATATTTAACGGAGGATAATATGTTACCATTTTTAGGTTTACTTTCTAATCCAATAACAAAACTTGTAGCTGATAAAGTTATAGGAGCAGCCAGCCATGCTATGGAAAAGAAGAAGATGGTAAGAGAGGCTGAGATAAATGCGATTGCACAAACAGATTTTGCGCAGATAAAAAAAGAAGAAGCTATTGCAAAAGCACAACAAGCTGTGATGAAAGAGCAAGTAAAGGCCAGCTCAAAATCGTGGAAGGACGAGCTATTAACTATTGTGTTTTCTGGAATATTAATAGCTCATTTTGTCCCATACACACAGCCACACATGGTAGTAGGATGGGAGTTATTAGGTAACGCACCAACAGAGTTCTGGTATATAGTGCTTACAATAGTAGCTGGATCATTTGGTGTATCCACACTGACTAAATGGAAAAAGTAATGAAACAGTCAAAGCTAGATAGGATCTTGTCTTGGATAGCTTGGGCAATAATAATTATATGGATACTTGTTATTATAATTGTTCCTGCAGAGGCAAACGAAAACACAAATGTTTCTGGTGATAATACTATTATATCTGGAGGATATACTTCCAGCTCAAGTACAACCTATGAATCTGGCAGTTCGTCTAGCACAAGTACTACTAGCACTACAAATAATACCTCTAATATTAAAAGCTACCCTCCTACAGCTACTGCACCTCCTGCCAGCAGTGGTATTGACGTATGCAACTTAGGACACTCATTAGGAGTGCAAAGTTCTTTTATTGGATTGAGTTCTAGTGGTAATCATACTGACGAAACATGTGAGCGTATAAAACTAGCAAGAGAGTTAGCGACTGTGCATCAGATGAAAGTTGCAGGCATAGCAATACTTTGTCAAGATCCTAGAGTATTTAGTGCAATGGAAGCGGCTGGAACACCGTGTCCATTCGAGGGACAAATTGGCGCTGACGCTACTAGATTATGGTCTAAATACGATCTGCTAAGACCAGACTACAAGGAGTACAAAGAAAGAATGGAAACAAAAGAGAAGATACAAGCTGAACAAGTTATGTATGACACTGGCAGATGAGATGCTTGGTATACTTATTCCTTATCTTATCTGCGGTAATACTTGCAAGTGCAAAGACAAGTGCAGACTCAACAGGTAACTTACTATCCAATAACTTTCAACAGGATTGGACTGGTACTAACGATCACTATCATGGCCCTACTATACTAGCTGGGGTACACAACGAATATCGTGAGCAGACTATTACTTTGTCTGACCACATGGATTCTATAGATATACAGGGCGCAACAGCCAGCGAGTTTACTGCTGATATCTGGATATGGAATAGCTACCCACAATCAGTTGACATGACACAGGAAATCACCGATAGTAATGGCGTGGAGTATACCAATACCATAACCATATCTGGGACGTGTAATAGTTGGAATGGCTGTGGCTATGAAGCATCTCCAAGTAATACAATATATATAACAGATGTGGCAGATGATTATGATATTACTACTCGTTTCAGCTTTAGCGTACCTAGTCGCCCTAACCACCATTATGCGGCAGACATCAAAGATCCCTCCCTTGTTGTACATTACGATCCATACACCGTGGATATTACAACAACACAAGACGTTGAGGACTGGCTGCAAGAGTTTGAAGAAGAATACGTAGACATATTTGAAGAACAAGACTTGTTTTTTATAGAAGAGCCAGATCCTTTTATTCAAGAGTTTTTAATGTATGAGCCAGAAATATATGAGTTGTTTGAAGAAATAGAATACTACGAGCCAGAGATAGAAGAGCTACCAGAAGAAATCATAGAAG